TATAAAAAATCATAATATGTCAAAACCTAAAAAGAAATTCGCAGAAAGTACTGTAGGTAAACTTTTATTTGGTGCTGCTTCAATAGTAAACCCTGCATTAGGGAATGTACTTAAAGGAGTAACGTCACCAGGAGAAGCTATAGCAGCTATAGGTAAATCAGACGTAAGTTCTGATGACAAGATTAAATTACAACAATTAATATACGAGCAACAAAATAAAGAAATGGAAGCAATAACTTCCAGATGGCAAGCCGATGCTAATTCAGACTCGTGGCTTTCGAAGAATGTACGGCCATTAGTTTTAGTATGGTGTATTGTTATATTTTCACTAGCAGGATTACTTGATAGTGTAGATTCTATTCCTTTCCATATAGGTGAAACATGGAATGACACTTTCGAGAAGGTCATGATGGCCGTCGTTCTAGCCTATTTCGGTGGAAGGAGTGGAGAAAAGGTAACTAGTATATTTAAAAAGTAAATAAAACACGTAATTATAGTAATAATTAAAATTAACAATTAAATTAAATTAAAATGAGCAAAAAAATTACAGATGATCAATTAAAAAAGATCCAAGAATTACAGCAAACATTAAGTAAGCATGTTACTGATTTAGGTGCTTTAGAAGTAAACAAATCTGTTGTATTAGCTGAGTTTCACAAAGCTAACAAAGAAACAGAAGAGTACAAAAAAGAACTTGAAAAAGAATATGGATCAGTTAATATTAATTTAGCTGATGGTACTTACGAAGAAATTGTTGAAGAAGCTGAAGAAGTAAAGGAATAATGTCTTCAATTATAAGAAAAATCAGCATTGGTTCTGATTATAAAACAGATGCAATGCATTATTCGGTTGGTCAATCAGTTTACGGTGGTCATACTATATCACACGTAATTTTTGATCAAGCAGATAATTCTTATAATATTTTTATCAAAAAAAATGATGAGGTATTGCCGTGGAAGAAATTTAATTCTAACATGGCAATATCTGTCGAGTATGATCTAGAGTATTAATGAATAGTTTATTCGATTTTATCGTTGAACCATATGGTCAGCGATATAATAATGAAGTTAAAGTAGGCGACAAAAGCTTAATAATTAATACTAAAATAGAAAGTTATAAGTATATTAATAATATAGGAAAAGTAATATCTACACCTTTAGCATATAAAACTTCTATAAAACCAGGTGATTTAGTTATGATTCATCATAATGTTTTTAGAAGATGGTATGATGTAAAAGGTAAAGAAAAAAATAGTAGATCATATTTTAAAGATAATTTATATTTTGTCCAACTTGATCAAGTTTATTTATACAAAAGAGATGATAAATGGAAGTCATTTGGCAATAGATGTTTTGTAGCACCCCTTAGAGACGAAGTCGACATACACAACAATATTGAGCAAAGTCTTATTGGAGTACTAAAATATGGAAATAGTGCGTTAGAAGCGCTAGAAATAAGCGAGGGAGACCTTGTGGGGTATAAACCTTTTGGTGAGTTTGAGTTTGTTGTTGATGGCAAAAGATTATACTGTATGAAATCAAATGATATTGTAATTAAGTATGAACGTCAAGGAAACGAAAAAGAGTATAATCCAAGCTGGGCATGAAGCAGTCAAAGAACTTATCAAAGTCGCGAAAGAACCAATTGTTGAAACTGATGATGATGTTTCAGCCGATAGACTCAAGAACGCTGCAGCCACTAAAAAGCTCGCAATATTCGATGCATTTGAGATCTTAACACGTATTGAAGAAGAAAAAGCTAGACTTGAAGATAAAGTTGTAGAAAAAAAAGAAACTACATTTGGAGGGTTTGCAGAAAGAAGATCTAAGTAATGTACGAACAAACGTTATATAAAATAATTGAACCTATTAAACCTAAAGTAATTAAAAGGTTAAATAGATATAAAAAATGGGAATATGGATACAATAAAGAACATGATATCGTCGTTATATCAAAAACTGGTAAAATTGGTGAAATATATGAAATCCAAAATCTTAGGATAGCATTACCAGAGATAGATAACCCTTATAAAAGATCTGATAAAAAATTAGAACAATATTGGGAAGTATTCCCACCTAGACCAGAATTAAAGAAAATCAAAACTATATTTGATTGGAAAGAATATCCTGAAGCATTTAAATTAAAATTACATGATTATATCGATGAAGAGTTCAAAAGACGTGAAGAAGGTTTTTGGTTCTACAATAAAGGTATTCCTACATATATTACTGGTACTCACTATATGTACCTCCAATGGTCAAAAATTGATGTGGGACAAGCCGAATTTAGAGAAGCCAATAGACTCTTCTTTATTTTTTGGGAAGCGTGCAAAGCTGATTCAAGATCTTACGGAATGTGCTACCTTAAAAACAGACGTTCTGGATTCTCTTTCATGGCGTCAGGGGAAACGGTTAACATGGCGACAATATCTAGCGACGCTCGATTCGGTGTCTTATCGAAATCAGGTGCAGATGCTAAAAAAATGTTCACAGATAAGATTGTACCGATCTCGGTTAATTACCCGTTTTTCTTCAAACCGATACAAGATGGTATGGACAGACCCAAAACCGAACTTGCCTATAGGGTTCCGGCTTCCAGATTCACTAGAAAAAAGCTGGAAACAAATGAACAATTGGAAGAAATCGTGGGCTTGGACACCACAATCGACTGGAAAAATACTGGTGATAACTCCTATGATGGAGAAAAACTTGCATTACTGGTCCATGATGAAGCGGGTAAATGGGAAAAACCTGAGAATATTCTCAATAACTGGAGAGTTACCAAGACGACGTTACGATTAGGATCAAGGATTATAGGTAAATGTATGATGGGGTCAACGAGCAATGCTCTTGACAAAGGCGGTAGGAATTATAAAAAATTATATAATGACTCAGATGTTACAAAAAGAAACCGCAACGGACAGACTAGTTCAGGATTATATTCTTTGTTCATACCTATGGAATGGAATTACGAAGGATACATTGATACTTATGGACACCCTGTCTTTGATACTCCAAAACAACCAGTTAAAGGAATCGATGGTCAAGAGATACAAATCGGTGTCATTGAACATTGGGAGAATGAGGTAGACGGCCTTAAGGACGACCCAGACGCACTTAATGAATTATATAGACAGTTTCCACGTACTGAAAAACATGCGTTCAGAGATGAGACAAAACAATCTATATTTAATTTAACAAAAATCTATGATGTACAATTCTTACCTAGTAAACAAGGTAGATTTTTTGTATCGTGGATACCAGATAAACATCAACAAAACCGTTATATTGTTAAAAACGGTAGTAAATATCCAGCTAATGAACATATGGGTGCTTTTGGCTGTGATAGTTATGACATATCTGGAACAGTTGATGGTAAAGGATCAAAAGGTGCTTTACATGGATTAACTAAATTTACAATGGATGGTCCTCCAAATTTATTCTTTTTAGAATATGTTGCACGGCCACAAACTGCAGATATGTTTTTTGAAGATGTTTTAATGGCATTACATTTTTATGGTATGCCAATGCTTGCAGAAAATAATAAACCCAGATTATTATATTATTTAAAAAGAAGAGGTTATAGAAATTATTCTATGAATCGTCCAGATAAAACAATGTACAAATTATCTGTTGCTGAAAGAGAAATAGGTGGTATACCTAATTCTAGTGAAGATATAAAACAAGCACATGCTGCCGCTATCGAATCTTATATTGAAAATTTTGTAGGTTACAATAATGAACAATATGGAACAATGTATTTTCAAAGAACACTTGAAGATTGGGCTGCATTTGATATAAATAATAGAACTAAATACGATGCTTCAATAAGCTCTGGTTTAGCTATTATGGCTTGCAATAAAAATAAATATAGACCAGTAGCTGAAATTGTTAAAGAAAAAGTAAATTTAAACTTTTCTAAATATGACAATAGAGGTTTTAAATCAAAAATAATAATAAATGATTAATACGAGTACTAATAGTTCCTTTCCTAGTCAGGTGGTACCTGTCGCAGAAAAGCTTAGTTGGGAATATGGTTTGCAAGTAGCGCAAGCCATTGAATATGAGTGGTTTAGAGGTGGTAGAATAAATAGCGGTAAATGGCATACTGGCTATCAAAACTTTAATAGATTAAGATTATATGCTCGTGGAGAACAATCTGTTCAAAAATACAAAGATGAATTATCAATTAATGGTGATTTATCTTATTTAAATTTAGACTGGAAACCAGTTCCAATTATACCTAAATTTGTAGATATAGTTGTAAATGGTATTGCTTCTAAAGATTATGAAATAAAAGCATTTGCTCAAGATCCGTTTTCAACAAAACAGAGAACTAACTATGCAAACTCAATTATGCGTGACATGATGAGTAAGCCATTGTTAGATAGCATAAAAGAAAACTTAGGTGTTGATATATATAGTTCATTAGATCCAGCTAATTTACCTCAAAGTAAAGAGGAATTAGAAGTTCATATGCAATTAAATTACAAACAATCAGTTGAAATAGCTGAAGAAGAAGTAATTAATAATATATTAGATTTTAATAAATATGAATTAACTAAGAAAAGATTAGTTGAAGATATAGTAACAATAGGTATTGGTGCTGTAAAAACAAATTTTAATAAATCTGAAGGTGTAGTTGTAGATTACGTTAATCCAGCTAATATGGTGTGGTCATATACAAATGATCCAAACTTTCAAGATATATATTATGTAGGTGAAATTAAATTGTTAACATTAGCAGAACTTAAAAAGGAATTTCCTGATTTAACTAATGAAGATTTAAAAAGAATTCAAAAATATCCTGGTAGAGAAGGATATCAAAGAGGACCTTACAATAATGATTTAGTACAAGTTTTATATTTTGAATATAAAACATATATAGATCAAGTATTTAAATTAAAACATACGGAACAAGGATTAGAAAAAGTATTAGAAAAACCTGACTTTTTTAATCCACCGCCAAGTGATAACTTTGATAGAGTATCAAGATCAATTGAAGTATTATTTAGTGGTGCTAAAGTTTTAGGTGTAGAGCAAATGTTAAGATGGGATATGGCTACCCATATGACCAGACCTAAAAGTGATTTAACTAAGGTTAACATGAACTATACTATTGTAGCACCTCATATGTATCAAGGTAGAATTGATTCATTAGTAAATCGTATTACAGGATTTGCTGATATGATTCAATTAACATCTTTAAAATTACAACAAGTAATTGCA